TTGAATGGTCGACTAGGTGTGTAGCCACATTCGAGACGCTGCAATTCGATGCGTTGCGTCGCCGATCCACTTGTGGAGTAACTGCCTGAGACGAACTTGTCGCTGCCAGTGTAAAAGTTGACGTAGAGAACGTAGGGGGCCGAGAGCGGGTCGTTGATGACTGCGCCGGAACCGATCTCGGGGGAGCCGCCGAGCTGACGAACGGCGTCCGTGACTGCTGCAATCTGACTTCGGAAGTTCGACTGTGCGAGGTTGATATTGTCGAGCGCACCAGACTGGCCAGCCCTGATGATTTTCGTCACAGCTCGTGCGGTTACCTGTGACCACTTTAGACATCCGAAACGGATGGCTAGTTCGTGCCCATTTGTAGTTTAATCTCGCCTACAGTGACAAAGTTCAAAGAGCCGGCGATGAACTCAGTTGCCCGCGTGTTGATAGCTACAGAAGTGATCAGCAGCTGTGTCTCATAATAGAGATCGCCTGGAAGGAGTTTGCATCGATCGACCTGATCTTCGATCATCCAGAACTCTGCGTCAGCTTTGCAGCCTTTCTCAGTCATGAGGAGAAGGCGCATTAGGGCGGTTGAGTCTGTCATCTCAGCGCCTTGCTGATCGTTCGAAATTCGGCGATCAACAATAAAGTCAATCGAGCCTCCTCCCGTAACAATGCTCTTGACTGCATCGCCAAAGCGATCACCGATGGATGTGGTGTCGACTTCTTGAGCAGTGAGGTTCAGGCTCCATTCACTCATCTGCCCTTGCACCGTCCACAGCCATTGATCGGAAGATCCGTACGGTGCCAGGCTCAGACTATTGAAGTCGACTTCCAGGATGGTAGCTCGTTGGCTGGTGTCACCCTTAAGGGCGGCTTCATGTGTAGTGTAGAAACTGATGCGGTCAAGTTGATCGCGGTAGATGAAGAACGTTTGACTCTGAATGAGTCCTGTGTCGGCAGCAGTGACGTAGAAGGGGACGTTGTTATCTGAGTTGTAGAACGTGTCGTTGTCGTCTGCGACGTGGGTTCTGTTTGGACCTACGAGCCACTCACTTCCGGTGTAGGCGGCGTAGCCATCAGGGCAGGCGGCGACGTTTCCACCGATGTTGAAGGGGAGACCCGAGCTCGCGGAGACGGTGACTTGGTCGCCGCTCCAAAATGCTGGGTCGAGAACGTAGAGCGAGTTGGAAGTATAATGCGTCGCTTCTGTGGTAAGTACGACTGGATCCGGGGCTTCTCGGCGTAATCGGAGACTGCCGCCTGCACCTAGAACTGCCATCAGAATGTACCGTCAATAGGGCCGCTGACTTGAAAGCTGACACTGCATGCGGTGACATCTCCAACGCGCACTGGAGTGCTGACTTGTGTCGTCAGGGCGTTGAAGGACAGAGCCTTGTTGCTGGTGGTGTTGAGGTACAGCGCGAAGGCTTGATCTTCGCGGCTGTTGCTAAAGATATTGTTTATCAGCGCTACGGTCGCCGGGTCGTCTTCGTCGTACAAGATGGTGGCAGAGCCTGTCGCTCCACGCATACCTTCGATGAAGGTGCGGTCGTACGCCCCGAGCACGGATGAGTCCAAGGCATCGCGGCTGATGTCAATGCTGAACTCACGGCACTTGGCGATTCGTGTGCCGTTATATCGCAGCTCTCCGTTGCTACCGGTGACTAGAGCCATGACTTCACGCCGAGATTACTGTCAGTCCATTCTAAGCTCTGCGACCAAGTTCACTCGAACGTTGCAGATGCCGGGGGCTACGCTCTCGACCTCGGGGGGATCATCGTCTTTGAAGAACCATAGGAGGCCTGACTGGGTCAAAGCTGATTGGAGGCGTGCGTTGAGCGAACCAGTGATGCCTTCAAATACTAAAGAAGGGAGCGTCAGAGATGCGATCGAACCTCTTGCAGCATCGTAAGAGCTTAGGATCTGATCGGCGACAGAGTCGCGGACGTTGTTAAATCCTAGGGATAATTGCGCTTCGCTAGGCTTGTTGCCCCACAGGCGCTTTGTTGTAACACCTGATTGGCTGCGGCTACTGGTGTTTGCCCAACGAGGCGGGACAAAGCGTCTTGAGCTGGGTTGTATGTTTGGAAACGGGACAGACATCAGGAGATCACCCAGTTGGCTGCATCGGTAAAGCCTTCAGCCATCACAAGAATACCGGCCTCGGTGGTAGGCATATGGATGGCTTCGATTCCGAAGCGACCATCTTCTGTTGGTGTGATGCGTTCGATCTGATAAGTGCTAGTTGAAGTGGCTTCGTTGATGAGCGTGAAAATGACACCTGTTGGTTGCGCGAGGCCGTTGGAGACGACGAGGGTTGTAGGCGCGGGGTCGGTATTGCTCGTGCCGTCCCAGGCCAGGACGGAGTAGGTGCCATCGGCGAAGGGCTCGGTTGAGACAACGGTGCCGTTGGCGAGGACGGCGCCGTTGCGCAGCTCGTTGACGTTGATGACTTCCATGGCGACGCGGATGCAGTCGCCGGGTTGGATGGAGGCAACGAGGCCTTCGTGGGTGGTCTCGAAACGGATGGCGTGATCGGGGATGCGCCTCATGCGAACGACGAACTTGGCGGCGTCGATGGCGTGCTGCCGGCTGGTGACGTAGTCGCTGAGGTCGAGGCTCTCGATCGGGTCGGTGTCGGCGCCGAAGGGGGAGGCTTCGCGGACCAGCACCTCGAGCTCGGTGGGGAAGACGCCAGGGTTGCTGAGGTTGGTTGAGAGGCGCTCCTCGCGGTAGCGAACGCTCACCTGGATGGGGCGGCGGTCTTCAGGGAGGAGGTACTCGAGGGAGAAGGAGCCCTCGGTGATGTTGCCGGCGGTGAAGATGCCTTGGATCGGGACGGGCAGCGGTGCTGCGACGGTGCCGGGCCAGGCGGGGCGGAGCCAGAAGCGACCGCCGCTTTCGCCGAACAGCAGGAGATGGGCGGCGGCCACGTCTGCGGCCCACTGGCGGATGTTGATGCGACCGGTGACGCCGCCGTCGAAGAACATCAGGCGATCCAGGCACCAGACGGACGAGGCGGCGAAGCTGTCGGTGTGAATCTGCTCCAGGCTGATTTGATCCCCGCGGCCGTACTCGGGGTTGATCATGGCGTCGAGCAACACCTCAGGGAAGAGGTGGGTGCCGGCGGCCAGGGCCTGACGCGGGTAGATGCTCAGCTGGCCGAACTGCTGGAACTCAGGCCCGAAGCGGACGTTGAACCCGATGATCGCCAGCTTGTCGTATTGGGGGGCGGTCAGATTGGGGATGATCTCGTTGACGTTGACGATCTCGTGCTCGGGGGCGCTTTCCGCGCTGGAGCGGACCTCTTCGTAGACGAAGCCCTCGGCGAGCTTGCCCCAGGCATCGAGGTAGGAGCTGCCGTCGCTGTAGCCGATGCCGATCTCGCCGTTGTTGCCGCGTTGCACGCTGGCCAGGCGGAACCGTTCAGGGCCCAGGGAGCTGCGCAGGACAGCCGGGATGAAGGCTGCGCCTGTTGGCCCGATGGCGCCGCGGAAGCTGATCGTGATGCCGTTAGTGGTGAGGGTGCGCTGGGTGGAGAGACCGCTGTCGATCAGCTCGAGGTCGCCGGTGGCGGTGCCAGAGCGGATCTCCCAGCCTGAAAGGGGCTCCAGCTGGAACTCCCACCGTTTCGTGGCGGGCATCACCAGGCGGAAGTCGTTGAAGACGTTCTGCTGGGTGATGCCGCGGACGCCGAAGCAGGGGGCGAGCTCGGTGAAGCCGTCCTCGGTGCCAGCTTCCCGGTAGCGGATTCGGAAGAAGGAGTAGCGCTCTTCCGAGCTGTTCATCTGGCCGCTGTTGAAGATGTCAACGGTCAGATAGTCGCCAGGTTGAATGGCGTTGTTTTCTTTGTCGTAGCAGGCCCGGTTGTCGATTTGCTCATAGGTGAGCGTGTCGCGGAAATTGCAGAGGCCTGAGATGCGGATGCCGAGGGCACTACGAAGGCAGACCTCAACGATCCGGCACTCTCGCAAGGTGGAGAAATTGGCAATCGCGATGCGGTATAGATGCGGGAAGTTCGTGGCTGAGTAGAAGGCGGGATCGTCGAGTGCGCTTTTTGTGATGTCGTTGAGACTGACTGTTTGTGATGAGCCGCTGCGGATGACTTTGAGGGATACCTCTACTGCGTTGCCCTGGCTGGGGCTGACGGGTTCAAAGTCCGCATCGGAGTTGAAGGTGATGTCGGCCGGGTTGCGGGCGGAGCAGATGGCCAGGGCGCTGCCGATCTTGAAGAGTTCGCCAACCTGGAGGCTGTCGTCCCAGGCCTTTTGGCGGCCGGCGACAGCGGCGGCGACGTCACCGGAGCGCTCCTGATGGACATCAAGACGATCGTTCACCGAGACCGTGAGCGTGGCCTCGAGGTTGGTGTAGCCGTAGGTAACCACCGGCAAGCCGGCGACGATGGTGGTTGTTTTGGAGATCGAGACAACGTGCTCGGTGTAGATGTCCTTGCTGCCCCGCACGAAGAAAATGCTGTAGCTCACGACGTACGTGCCATCGTCCTGGCTGGCGATTGCCGGTTCGACTGACTCTGGACTGAGCGTGGCAATCACGGAGAGTGAATTACCAGAGGAGATGACGTCACCGAGTTGCAACCAGCCTTCGACGGTGGAATCTGGAACGCTGGGGAAGGGGTTTTCAGCAACTTCGACCCGCGTGTCCCAGCTGGAAAGGTTCTCTCCAGCCTCGAAAACAGTAAGCGCATCCGAGGTGTTGGAGAGGTGGTAGGTCCAAGTGCTGCCGTCATTGTCAATGAGACCTGAACGACCGCTGAACTTGGCCTTGAACTTGTTGCGTTGGGCTAGGGAAACGAAGTCCGGCTCACAGACAACGCGGCCCTCAGCCTTGCTTCTTTTCTTGGAGCCGCTGACTTTGACGGTGATCTGAGCGTTGACGCCAGGGCGAAGCGAAGGGTTGACTCTTAGTCCGAAACCGTTACCGATGAGAGAGTAGACCCCGAACTGCGTTTGGGTGTTGGGTCGCCGGGCGTGACAGAAGTAGGGAGCGGGGTTTCCGTTTTCATCGAGGACGGCGTAGACATCGCTCTCGGTGAGACGGCCTGGGTCATTGCTGGTGCCAAGGATGCGGTCAGAGGCGGTGATGCGCCCGCCGTAGGGGCGGAAGTAGACGGTGAAGCGGGAGTTTTCGTCGTTACCTAAGAGGTAGGAACCGAGAGTGTTGTTACCAATGGCGATGTTGTTAGGATCGATGGCGAAGTCGGGGTGACCTTCACCAATGAGAAAAATGGCACGAAAAAGCTGGCTTTTGTCGATTGCGCTGATTTGGCTCCAGATCAGTGGAGCGTTGATGCGGATCCCTCCGTAGTATTGACCATTGATGAGTTCGCGTCGTGTATAGATCAGCGGAATAAAGTCACCGATCGATGCGACGTTCTGGGCGGAGTCGAAGCCTTGCCTGGGTACGAAGCGCCGGAGGTTGTTGATCGACTGGCCTTGAGACTGGTTTTGCTGCAGGCGTGGCTGCGACTGTTCTTTTGGTTTGAAGAACGAAGCGGCGATGGTCAGGCCAACGGAGACAAGGGTTGCGATCAGCGAGATGGTCGCCAGGGTGGTGGGTTCGGCGACGACCGCGGGGCGGGGCTGGGCGAGGGCACGGCGGCGAACCTCAGCCTGAAAGTAGCGATATTGATCGTCGGTTAATCCAAGAAGACTGGCGACGTAGCGGTCTGATGGGAGCAGCGGAAAGGCATCAGACATGCTTGAGGCGTCGATAGTTCAAAGGGCGCATGCTGCTCAGTGGCACCCATACAACTCCAATCGTAGCTCGTACTGCAAGAATGCCTTGGTCAACGACAATGGCTATAGAGAAGTCGCCCTCGGTGGGGAGGAGGGTCATGGCGTATTGCTCTGGTACTGATGTCTGCTCTGTTAGGGAGTACCAATCAGCTTCGATGGCGGCGTAGTCGCGCTGTGCCAGGAGCTTGTACCAGCGGCGTTCCACCGAGGGCGGGTTGAAGCCAGCGTCCTCGAGGACACGGAGAACCAGGCGAATGCAGTCCGTTCCGCGGCCGGTGCGGGGGTCAGCTCCCAGGCGGTAGGGGAGGCCGATGTAGCGCATCCAGGGCTTGGCAGTGCTCATGCCGCGGAGATGCTGCCGGTGGATGGGAGGCTGCCGACCAGGCGGCTGCTGAGGGTGCGGCGGGGGATCTGGCTGTCGACTGCGTCGAGGGGTGAGGTGAGGCGAAGGACGGCGCGCTCGGGGGAGGGGATCTCGAGTCGGGAGCAGACCCAGGTTTCGGTGGTGACCTGGAAGACTTCGGAGAAGGTCTCGGGGTCGAGAAGGACAACGGTGATCTCGCAGAGCCAGCGCTCGGTGGAGGCCTCGAGGAAGAGGTTGGTCACCAGGGGGCTGGCGGGCGCGACGACGGCGGAATCGCTGCGGTCTCCACCCTTGGTGCCAGCACCGGGGGTGACGGCGAAGGGGGCGAAGGCGTAGGAGACCGATCCCCGGGTGCGGGTTTCACCAATGAAGAAATTCTGAAAGTCACGGCCAGCTTGGTAGGTGCCGTTGAGACTTTTGAAGCGGACGAAGTTGCAGAAAGCTACGGTCATGGTTAGATACCAATTTGACGACGGGCACGGACAGAGTTTTTCAATGCGCTGAGCGTGAGGGCACGGCCGCGCTCGGCGGCTTCGGACATGCCGCGTTGGAACTGGTCCGCGGAGACGTACTCGGTGCTGTTGATGACTTCGCTCTGGTAGCGAATGTCCAGGGGTTTGGGGGCGGCGTTGAGGGTGGTCGTGAGGATGCGTTCGCTCTGACGCTCTCGGGTGAGGTTGGTCGTGGAGGACAGGGCGCCGCGGCTGGCAGCGAAGGGGTTGGGATCGGAGGTGTAGGTGAGGGCGTTGCGGGTCGCACTGAAGAGGTCGGGGTTACCCGAGGTCGAATAGGTGAGAGCGCCGCCCTCGGGGGAGCTGCTGCTGGTGCTGCTGGTGGACAGGGCACCGCGGGCGTCGAGGAGGGCGCGGCTGCGGTCGTTGGAGACGACGGTGCCGTTGGCTTGGGGGACGAAGAGCTCGAAGCCGCGCTCGCCGACGATGTAGGGCCGGTTGGCGGTGACAGGGCCGCCGGAGGCTTTGAACAGGCCGGAGAGGGCGCCGCCTTTGCCGAAAGCACCTGTGACAGAACCGATGCCTGAGAAGACACCAGCGAGGCCCATGAGGACGTTGTACGCACCTCCTTTGCGCACTTGTTGGATGCCGCCTGCGATAGACAGCGCTGAAGTCGCAACTACTGCGACAGCAGCTGTAGCTTTCTGTAGTGTTTCTGCGAACTTATTGACTTTTTCTTCAGGCGTAGCCGGAGTGCCGCTTGTGCCAGGGGTTGTAGCTGCTGTCGTTGCCGTTGTTTGACCTTGTACAGCCGTCGTTAGAGTCGTTATGGCAGGTATAAGTTTGTTATCAATGCTCAATGTGAGACTGCTTAGTGCTGTGGTATTGGCTTGCTCTGCTGAATCTGCGTTGAACACACCTTTGAAGAAGGTCTCCATTTGTTGTTCGATAGGCTTAAACGCATAGTCAAGCGCCATATCAGTAAACTTATTGGCAATCGTCTCGCTCATCTGTGTCACAGCGTCTACAACCGAGTTACCTTGGAGAACACTCTTGAGCATGTTTTTGTTTGATTCGACGAAAGTGGCTGTGACTTCACGCGCCATCCTTAGCCGTTCGGAAAACTTGTACAGTTCTGAGTCAACGATAGCAAGTTGCTTGGCGATAGCTTGTCCTTGCTGTACTTCTTCGTTGAACTTATTAGCAAGCGCGTCGCCAATAGGTTCGGTTCCTCCTTTGGTGAGTTCAATCAGCCTTGTACTGGCATTGACACGTGCATCGAGTTGACGTCGGCCTACAAAGTCGGTAGGACTGAGAGTTGATCTGAATGCTTCGGCACGTGTTTGGATTAGGTCACGCTGATACTGCATGTTATCGCTAACACGCTGGTCCCGCAGTGCGTACAGGGCGTTTTCTTCTTTAGTGAGACGTAGGATCTGTAAGCGGCTCTTAAAAATGAGATCGAGGTTAGAAATATCTTTTGTGTACTGGGCTTCGATTGCTGCAGCTGCTTTTTTCCTTTCGTCCTCGGTGGCGTTTTGGATCTCGCGTGTCATTTTTAGTAGCGCTAACTTTTTGCGCTCCGCTTCGTCTGTTAGTTGTTTGCGTGTTATGTCGAGATTGATTACATCACGATCAAGGAATGGTGTATCTGCTAAAGCTTTGGCTGAGGTTTCGTAGCTTGTCAGTTGATTTTGGGCATCAATCGTAATCTGCTCTAGCTGTTTGCTGCTTTGATCGATGCTTCTGACAAAGGCGTCGAAGCTCTCTTTATTGCGAAGCTCTACAGACTGTGCATCGAGCTTTTGAAGCTCAGCATTGACACGTTTAAGACCCCCGAGGACTGTATCGAGCTCAGACGTGTCGAGGTTGAGTGTGATGTCTGGAGCTTTAGGTGCTCCCCCGACGGCGTTGATGCCGGCAGCACCGGGACCGCCCCCGGGGGCGACACCGCTGAGCAGCTCCTTCGTGTATTGGACGCGGGATCCCCACTCACCACCGCCACCGGGGCCTCTTTGCCATCCTGCGAATCGCTCGAATGAAGCAGCACCCATCAGAGCTTGATTTAAGGTTTTTGCGTCACGCAGTTTTTTAAGAGATGCATTTTCCGTTGTGTTAAGCTCTTGCCAAGCGAACTCGAGCTGCTTTTGGAAATTGTTTTGTCCTCCTGCGGCGAGCATATTGGAGCGTCTTGTACCTGTCCACTGAGCGATGCCCAGTGCTTTACTTGTCGGATTTTCCCTGCTGGGGTCTAGTCCAGCTGATTCCTGTTGGAATCCACCCACGAGCGCGGCGGCACTCACACGTGGAAGTCCTTTCTCCATAAAGAACTGCATTGCTTGTGCTCGACGGTTTAGCGTCGTTGCTGCGTATGAACTACCAGACTGGTTCTGATTGAATGTCCATCCTTTGGCAGGGTTTGCAATATGTCCGAGCTTGAAGATCTTGCCGTCACTGTCTCGGCGGACAGTAGCGACATTGCCTAGACCACCTTGATTCATCTGGAAGGAGATGAGGGTGTAGCCAGGTGCAAGGTCAAGATCAGCGATGGGTGCTCCTGCCAGATCCCAGCCACCGTGCATGGTGCTGGCTCCTCTCGTTGGTGCGCGACGTGGGCCTGGAGGGCTCGTCATCACGACACCGCGTTCACGGCCGCGGGCGAAGATGGCGCGCGCTTCGTCCTCGGTGGCAGCGCCTTCGATGTGGTAGTGATCTCCGGTGGCGGTGCCGGTGCGGCCCATGCGTAGGCCTGTTCGACCCTGGATGCCGGAGGTTGGATCCTGCACCAGGGAACCGTTGCGGATGTTGGCGATGGTCTGCTCAGCCTTCAGGCGCTTGTCGAGGACGTCGATCTCGTATTGCGCCATGCGCTTGCGGAGTTCTGTGATCTGACGCTCGAGATTCAGACGGAAGCGCCCGAGAGCACGTTCGACCTCGGCTAGGGCGGCAGCTGCCTCACGCTTCTTCGTTTCGATGTCGAGTTCACCTCGGCGCTTTGTGCTGATCCACTGGACCAGTGCTGTAGCACCTGCTTTGGCTTCTTCTTGAGTACCTTCGATTAGTTTTCTGTTGCGTGCTTCGGCCTGTTCAATCTGTAGTTGACCTTGGGCACGGAAAAGATCGAGTTCACGACTCTGCAGTTGACGTCTGTAATTGTAGATTTCGTCTTCGATTGTTTGACGGGTATCGCGCTCGAAGCGTGCGAGGTCTTCGATGAGTTGACGGTTTTCTTGCTGTTTGAGTTGGGTATCCTCTGGTTTTGTTGTGATGTCTTCGCCGAGAAGATCACGGAGCGCTTTTTCACCTTTAGCGATCTCTGCTTTGAAGCGATCAATACGCTTTGCAAATTCAGGGTCACGCTCTCGTGCTAGCTCAACCGCTCGTTCGTTTCCAATCAACGGTTGGTTTGTGTTCCTGCTACGTGCGTCTTCGAGTGCTTTGATGTTACGCGAACGTCTATAAAGCTCATCATTAAGCTTACGATAGACTTCAACGTTATTCGCATTTGTTTGACGTATAGCCGCCTCAGCGTCGCGTTTTCGTGCTTCGGTTACTGCGTCCAAAGCACGTCCCGTCTCTCGTGCGATGCGCACCTGATCGGCAAGGCCGTTGTTGATGCTGCTTATTGCCTGCTTATACTGCTGGTTCTGACTGTATTTGTTCCACCATTCGCTTAGCCGGCCGAGAGCATCTACAACTGCAGTTATAGCGATTTGCCAAAACACGAACTTAGCGATATTCGCAACAATACCGCCGACCATGCCGATGATGGCATTGCCGCCTGCTTGCGCACCTTGAACGAGCTTTCCACCAAGGATGGTTCCCAAGTCTTGAACTTTTGCTGTAGTTTTCTGGACAGCTGCATCTACCTGTCCCATAGCAATACGAGTCTTGTTAGCAAAATCTGCCATATTTACATCAAGCTTATCTAAAGAGTTATTCAGTGCGCCTAAAGCGGTGCTTACAGCATATATTGGACGACTGAGAGCTTCAAACACGCCTCCCATAAGCATTAGCTTTGTGGAGAACGCATTCAGCGCTATTTCTATACGTCCTAATACACCCTGTACAAACTTAACGATGGTCTGAAGACCTGATAAGATGCTTACTACGATGCGGGCAATTAAGGCTGTGATGAAGGCTGATACCTTATTAGTGTTGGTTACTATGAACGTTGTGATACTTGTAATAACAGCCGATATGGTTGAGGCAAACTGGACTAAAGCCGCTTTAATAGGTTTAATAGCTGTTATGATTCCACCAATAGCAATCACCAAGTTTACGACATCGATAATGCCGGCTTGGCTCAGTAGCTTAAAAGTAACGCGTAAGTCGTTAATATAGCCGGTTATTGGTAGAGATAGAAACTGTTCGACTGTGCGTAGGTATTCGCTGTAAGCGCCTGACAACAATGCAATAGTCTGTACTAGATCTTTGTATGATCTAAGCTGTAGCTGTAACTCGTTGATTTTGAGGCGACCGAGTGCCGCTGCTATCGACGCAAACGCTGGCGCTAGCTGAGCTATGGTCGCTGCAATCCCGTCGACTACTTGTTGGATGTTTGTTCCGGCTCGCGCGAATTGCTCTTGAATATAAGTGGAGATACGAGCAAAGACTTGTTCAAGTCGCTTAGCAAGGTCTTCGAGAAGCTTGCCATCGACATTCTGAAGAGCGGGCGAATCAGCGACGATGCCAGCGGTGGTGTTCAGGGCTCCGCCTACTAAAGATCCGAAACCGCGCGCGGTCTGTAAAAACTGTTTGGTTGTGTCTTTTCCTCCTACGACCTTATAGAAAGCTTCAAGGCGCTTCAGGATTGGATCAAGTATCGGAGCACCGAAGTTGCGCTTGATTTCTTGACTCAGTTCTTCCAGGTTTGAGGTAATACCTCTAAAGCCCAATGCAGCTTTTTTCTGACCTGCTTCAAAAGTGGCCAGCTTTGTGTTTAGGAACTCAACAAGACCTCCAGCTTGTGTCTTAGCTTTAGCAATGTCCGCGTTGCTAATACCGAGGGTTTTTGCAAGTACCGAGTCAGGGCCTATGTCTCCTCGTACTATGGAACCGATTTCTTGCCTTGCGTACGAGGGATCCGACATCCCAAGCGTTCCAAGGGCTCCGGCGAACTTCGCGGCTAAGTTCTCGGCGTCACGCAGAGTCCCTCCAAAGTTGCCGATTTGCTGTGCGACGATCCCGAAGGTATCGATGACGGCCTCGGAGGTGGTCCCGGCGATCTCAAGAGACTTCTCACGAAGCCGTTCGATGCTCGCGTTCAGCGGCTGCTCAAGCGCTTGTAGCTTTTTGACGGGGTCATCAATTTCGATGCCGTCTGCAAAAATGCGGTTTGTGCTCGCTAGAGCGGTTGAGGTCTGTAGTATTTGTTCTCTTAGTCTGATCTCGCGTCCAATCGTCTCATCAAAGGCTTTTCCGAATGCGGCTTTAAGAATGTCTAAGGACTGGGTGACACCGAATATCGCAAAGCCTAGTTGTGCGGTCGTCTCAGTTACACCTTGAATGGTGTCTCCTACGACGCCGAAGCTGTCTTTGATGCCTCGAACAGGATCCGCGTATTTACTAGCACTAATAATGCTCTTGCCGAAGCCTTCTAGTGACTTAGTTGCAACGCCAACATTTTCTTCAAGGTCTTGAATGCTACGTCCAAGAGGAGTGACATTCTTAAATACAGTGAACGCTATGTTTGCTACTTGTCCTAGTTCTTGAAGCGATCTCTTAGTCTGTTCAAGACTTGGAAAGTCGAAACTAATCTGGCGCTTCCGGCTTGCCTTTTCTGCTTCTTTATCGACTTCACGTAGCTTTCTGCTAGCTTCCTCAGTTTCAGCAGAGACTTTTATTCTAAAGTCAGTCATTGCTCGACGCGTCCTGAGGCTGATCTATTTTAAGGACTTGTTTGCGTTGGTGTAATCAGCGCCGAAAAAATATGAGGGGGTATACGGCGTTCTTTCAGTAACTGTGTAAGGACTGTCTTAGTTTCAGTTGAAGGTCCGTCCTCGGGGGTCGAGGAGGGCGACCAGTCCGGGAACGGTAAAAAGTCCTTTGTTTGTACTTGCGGCGGTGGTGCGTTACTACCTGAAAATCCGTGGGCGATATTTATTAGAGTGGTTGTTAGTCGAGCTACTGAGACAGAACGCAGGTTTGACTGAGCCTTTTCGTAATCATCTAGTTCTCTAAGAACCCAGCGTATGGTGCTTATAGGAGTTCGCAGAAAACCAGCCCGAGTGAACTCCCCCGAGAGCGGTGATAGCTTGATGCGCAGATATATGGAATCCCAATCAGTAGGGGGTGTGCGTAAATACTGCTCGCAGAGCCTCAGGATCTCTTCCGGGTCGGGATCGGCTTCGGGCTCTCCTGGTCGTTTCCCTCAGCGCCCTCGGGGGGCCAGCCGTCTCGTTCCCACATGATCAGGTTGAAGATCTGCTCGAGGTACTTTCCTGGGGTCCGACGGGTATCTGCTTCAGTCCAGTCCGGGCAAGGTTTCCATTCACCTTCAAGTTGTACCTCGCCTCGGTACTGCATGAATACAGTGACGAAGAGTACTTGCTGAGTAACAGCGCTTATGTTACTGTCTTGCAGCTCTTCCAGTTCTTCACCGTAAGAGTACATGATGTCTTCAACTTCGTCTTCTCCTGCTTTCTTCAATACCTCTACCGCTTCTTTGACGGTGATGCCTTTGTCAGCTGCGATACGTTGAGCAAGCTTAATAGACTTAAAAGCATTTTTTGATTGCTGTCTATTTGCTTTTTCAATCGCTTCAATCTCTCCCGGGTTCAGATCGTGGTATACGGGAAAGCGGAATGGTCCGATCTCGTGGTACTTCTCAGGTGAGAAAAGCAGGCTTGCGTACTTGCTCATGATCGACAGGAAGCTTCACCTCCCACGCCACATAGGGCGCTGGTTGGTGGAGCAGTTCAAATGGGAGTTCGACCTGAATACTAGCCTCGCCATACGCCAGGCGTATAGACTGGCTCTGGATCAGGGGTTCGAGGTAGAGGGCTCCGCAGTGGAGCGTGGAGCCTTCTTCTCGGCAGTTGACCGCAAAGACAATGTTGATGGGATCAATAAGTAAATCGTGGTTCATGGCTGCAATAAAAAAGGCCCCGGTGAAGGGGCCAGGTCTGCCGTGCTCGGGGAAGATTAGGCGGTGCGGAAGGTGCGGGTGAAGCCCTGGATGGGGCGCTTGATCCCCGAGGCCGATGCAGTGCCGTTGGCGTCGACCGCCTGGACAATGGCGCCGTCCGCGACGCGGAGCCGGTAGATGGTGGCAGCGCTGAGGTTCGCGGACGGGTCGATGGTCACCACGTTGGTGGCCAGGCTTACCGCAGCGGGTACCTTGACGCCGGTCGAGGCGACCTCCAGGCTGAAGCCCGAGCCATCCGTCTGGCCCAGGGAGAGCTGGGTGAGTGCCGCCGTGCCGTTGCTGGTGTAGGTGACGGTGAGGTTGTCGCCAACAACCACACCGCTGGCGTTGTCGGTCGGCACCGAGGCGGCCTGGCGAGTGCCAGCGGTCAGGAAGAGGAGGCTGGCCTGGACACCACCGAAGGAGATGGCTGAGGAGCCGGCGTCGTAGCGGCCGAAGACCGGACGAGCGCGGGACATGAGATCAAAGGTGATCTCAGTCAGGCCTTGAGCGTTGATCTGCTCTTGGTAGTTCTGAATGACTGCGTTGAAACCGGTGAAGTCGTAGATGTAATTACCGGTGGAACCGTTGCTACGACCGAGCTCTTTGAGAAACTCAATGTAGATCTCGTAGTCCTTGTTGTAGCGGGCGCGCTGGATGAGGTTGAAGCCCTGGTCGTAGTTGCCCTGGAAGACGGGGCAGTTCTGACCTGCGGGGATCTCAGCGTCCTTCAGGAAGTAGGCGGTCACCGAGGCCTGCACCGAGGAGCCGGTGATCACCGAGTCCATCCAGCCGTCGTCGCCGAGCAGACGGAAGTCCTGGTTCTGGTCGTTGATACGGAAACTGGTCTGGGTGATGCCCTGCAGCTCGATGTAGCTGCTACCAGGGTCGAGGGTGGGCAGGGTGATGGCGCCGGCGTTGTCGCGGGTGGCGAAATAGCGGCAGGGAGGGGTCAGGTCCACGGCCCGGACGATCGTCCGATGGGCCTTGTGGAATGAGAGCCCGATGGCGTAGTCGGCCATGGTGATGACTCCTTCAGGGGATCAGGGGGTTGATGGTGGGTCCGAGGATGGACACCGTGAGCGACTCGAACGTCACTTCGGTGCGGCGCATGTAGACCGCACGGTCTCGGGGGAAGGCCCGGGCGATGCGGCGACGGATGTCAAGCATCGAGATCGGCATGGTGGTGCCTTCCTTGGTGCCGTAGTTCGTGAAACGAACAGGCCATGTCTCCATGGAAATCACGTATCCCACTGAGGGGGAATCCGGGATTTCAGGAACGTCGTCAATCGTGCATTCGATGCCTGTGATGTTCCAGTTGGATGGGACCATGTCTTTGCCGACGACAAAGACAGCAGGAATGCGCGTTTTATTAGGTAGTGTGTAATAGCCTGGCCACTGGGTGTAGGGCTTGAGGGTGGAGCCGTCAGCCTCAAACAGGTCGAGGATGTGGCGCTCAAGCGTGGTCCGCAGGGCGGTGACCGGGGGGCAGGCCGTTGAGATGGTCATTTCTGCGCCTCCAGTGCGGAGCGCAGGAACTCGCCGAACTTGGCGGGGGCCTCCTCGAGGGGGGCTTTCGTCCAGGGGCGGCCAGGGAAGCGGAGTCCGGTGTCGGAAACTCCGCCCTCGTGGACCTGAGCGGCGTACTCGGTGGGCCAGGTGAAGGTGACGCTGCCGTCGCTGTTGACGACGCGCGTCTGACTGGCACGGAGGCGGCCGGTGTCGACGATGTCGCGGACCTGCGGGGGCGTTGGATACTTCCACTTGACAGCGGAGATTTCCTCTGTGAAGCGGGCGTCGAGCCAAGTACCAAGTTGTTTGGTGGCTTGGGCTACGGCTTGATCCAGTGCTTTGTTGAGGTCGCCTTTGCGTTGGGCCATCAGGCGGGCCCTCCAACGACGCGGAAGGTGCCTTCGATCTCCTGGCGGAGGTCGCGGCGGTGATAGGCGTCCATCGAGAGGTTGAAAACCAGCTCGAAGCGGCCTCGGTAGCCGTTGATGGTGGCCTCGGCCTGGGAACCGTTGGTGATCCGCGGGTCCAGGGTGACGGGGCTGAGCAGGCGGCCCTTGCAGGCGTAGGTCGTGGAATCAGTTCCGGCCTCGGGGTGCCAGTTGGGCGCCTGGAGGGTGAGGGCAGCGAGATACTCGACGACCTCGG